GTCACTGGCGAGGCTTACTGGTCATGAATGAAGTAGAGGACGGACACTTTGACGAGATGTTCTTATCAATCGAATACTTGGAGCGTAAATATGGCAACCAAACCAACAGTTAAGGAAATTGAGGAATACATGGCTTCTTTGAACATCCCAATGGAGGAGCGCTTCAACGGCACAGCAGTTTACGATGTAATTAGTAAACCAAAGCATTACATGCTCTTTGAGGATAAAGGCATTGAAGTGCGTGATGTGCTTGAAAAGCTCTCGTGGAAGCTCTATCAGTCAGGACAATGTTCTGAAGTTCCGTTGTTTATCTCAGATTATGTACAACTTATGCAGTACTTAATGAGGTTCATGGACAAAAACGGTGTAGAAGATCTTAAAAAGGCTCGCTGGTATCTTGACAAGATGATCGAATCGTACTAAAATACCTGCCCTCTAAAAATTAACAACAAGGACAATCATCAAATGAAAATGACCCCGTACCAAACGTACATAGCAAAAAGCCGTTATTCACGCTATCTTGACGATAAAGGTCGTCGAGAACACTGGCCTGAAACAGTATCACGCTACTTCGACTTCATGACGAGTCACCTAAGTGACAACCATAACTATACCTTGACACCGGAGCTTCGTGCTCGTCTTGAAGGTGCTGTAGTTAACTTGGATGTAATGCCCAGCATGAGAAGTTTGATGACCGCTGGTGATGCCTTAGAGCGTCAGAACGTAGCTGGTTACAACTGTTCATTCTTGCCTATTGACGATCCTAAAGCCTTCGATGAGGCTATGTACATTCTCCTGTGTGGTACAGGCGTAGGTTTCTCTGTGGAGCGTAAGTATGTCAACCGTTTACCTGAAATTCCTGAAAAGCTGTATGAGTCTAATACTGTGGTTCACGTTAAAGACTCCAAAGAAGGGTGGGCAAAGGCGCTACGACAGGTACTCGCTCTATTGTGGGCGGGAGAAGTACCTAAGTGGGATGTCTCTGCTGTGCGCCCTGCTGGTACACGCCTCAAGACCTTCGGGGGACGTGCGAGTGGTCCAGAGCCGTTGGTCGAACTCTTTAAGTACGTGGTCACTAAGTTTAAAGCTGCCCAAGGCCGCAAGCTCTTCTCGATTGAGGCACATGATATTCTCTGTAAAATTGGAGAAGTTGTGGTTGTCGGTGGAGTTCGTCGATCAGCTATGATCTCTCTGTCTGACTTGGACGATGATCGTATGGCTCATGCTAAGGCAGGAAACTGGTGGGACGGTAACGCTCAACGAGCATTGGCTAACAACTCAGCAGTGTACGATGTCAAGCCTGACGTAGGTCAGTTTATGCGTGAATGGAGTAATATTTATGAAAGCCACTCAGGTGAACGTGGAATCTTTAACCGCTATGCTTCGGAAATTCAAGCATCTAAGAATGGTCGCCGTGTACTCGGTAAAGAGTGGGGTACTAACCCTTGTTCTGAAATCATTCTCCGCCCTTACCAGTTTTGCAACCTCAGCTCAGTTATTGTTCGTGCGGGGGATACACTGGAGTCTCTTAAAGAAAAAGTCGCTATTGCGACAATCTTGGGAACCTTCCAATCGACCTTGACTAGCTTCCCGTACCTTCGTAAGGTGTGGCAGACTAACACAGAGGAAGAGCGTTTGTTGGGTGTCTCCATGACAGGTATCTTGGACAATACGTTGCTCAACAACGCCTACGACAAAGACCTGCCAGCACGATTAGAGGAGCTGAAGAATGTCGCTGTGGATACTAATAAGCATCTTGCTGCTGAACTCGGCATCAATCCTTCTGCTGCGATCACGTGTGTCAAGCCTGAGGGAACTGTTAGTCAACTCACTGGTACTGCTAGCGGCATTCATCCTCAACACAGTGCTTATTTCATTCGTCGTGTACGCTCTGATGCCAAAGATCCGCTTACTTCTTTCTTGAAGGACTCTGGTTTCCCTTGGGAGCCTTGTGTCATGAAGCCTGAATCCACTGTGATCTTTAGCTTTCCTATGAAAACGCCTGAAGGTGCGCGTCTTCGTGAGGACTTGAATGCTATTGAACATTTGGACTTGTGGTTGGCCTTCCAACGTCATTGGTGTGAACATAAACCATCAGTTACAATTTCAGTTAATGAGAATGAGTGGCCTAAAGTAGGAGCATGGACATGGGAGAACTTCGATGAGATCACTGGTGTATCTTATCTACCGATGGATGGTGGAACTTATCGTCAAGCTCCCTATGAGTCCATTGACGAAGATACGTACTCTAAACTTCTTACTCAAATGCCGACTTCGATTGACTGGGAAAATATGAAGGAAGTTACTGACAACGTGGAAGGTGCTCAGACCTTAGCTTGCACTGCTGGAGGTTGCGAAATCTAAATGAAAACTATCGTATACACAAAAGACAACTGTCCAGCGTGTGTGCAACTGAAGACAAAGTTGACTCTGGAAGGGGTTGACTTTGTTGAGGTTCACTTAGGCAAGGATATGACAATCGAAGACTTCAAAGCGAAGTTCCCTACTGTTCGTTCAGTACCACACATGATCTACTCAAAGGATGAAACATGGTAATCTGTTTAGAACTGCACACAACTATTCGTATAGCTTCTACACGCGATTCTCGACAAGCTTTACAAGCTGTTCAAGACACTATCTACAAAGCTTTAAAAGAGTTAAGTTTAACTGATGAATATCTTTTAGACACCGTTTCAACTTACATTGAAGAAAGTCCACCTTATCATGGTAATTGATTTTAACTGGTCAGGAGGTCTTGTACTAGGTCTTGTACATACGGATGAGGCTATAGTGGAGACTGATGAAGATAGTTTTGAGTTCTGTCAGGCTATCATCATTCACTTAGGATTCTTTAACATAGCAATCCTATTCTTCTAGTAACGATTTATGAGGGAAAGCGGATGCTGTTGCGGGTTTGACCTATGGGGCGCTGAGGATCACAAGTCAAATCTTTCTCGTTCAATACTCAGACTACAGAGCGAAATTAACAGACGCAGCGAGTACCCCCACCTATTCAATAAACTAAAGTGAGGTAAAAACAAATGGATAAATGTAACTATTGCGGCGCAGTGGAATCTGAGATAGCAATCCTGTTTCGCTGCATATGTGCGGATTGCTATTCAGCCGTGCCGTTTGAAATCAGACGGAAAATAATTGAAGACGCCGCCGAGCAAATCGAAGCCCCCACCTATTCAATAAAGTAAAGTATGAACACAAATCCTTTTTGGTTTGGCGCTGCCGTAGTTTGCGCTGTTCTGGCCGTATTCATGCCGCCAGGCTTTAACGTGGTGCTTGCTTGGGCCGCGTATATGTACTGGAAAATGAGCGCTCTATAAGCGCAAACATGAAAAAGCCCCTTGCGGGGCTTGATCAATCCAGCAACTCGGCCCCGTACACACGGGGCTTTTCTTTTCTGGACAGCCTGTAGATGTCATCAAGCTGGCGCTGTTTGGCGTCGATCACGGCCTTGCGGTGATCCTTGAACTGCACAGCCAGTGCTGGGTTGATAGCCCACTGAGCATGGTGCTGGTTCTCCTTGCTGCCATCGTCCATGCGCATGACCCACCTGCCCTGCTCCAAAGGGTACATGGCCCCGTAGATCATCTGGTCCTGCTGCCACACGTTGGTCTTTTCGATCTGGCGGCGTGCCGACCGCTTAATCTCGGCCATGGTGATCATGGACTCGTCGGCGTGCTGGATGATGTAGTCCCGCAGCCAGGTGTCGAAGTTGGACGCACCAGACAACTCACTCAGGGCGTACCGGTAAGCGGGTACAACGTAGGACTTGACCAATTCAATCACCCGCTTGGCCAGATCCGCTGACACCGTCATGCTAAAGGGTGACTCGATCAGGTGGAACATGAGCATGATGCGCCCAGCCAAGCCTTCAATCTTGCCGAACGCCGTCATGAATGTGTCGTCTGATTGCAACAGTCGCTCATCGTGGCGCTTGGCGTCATACCAGTCTTGGAACTCCTGATACGCAGCCTTGGCCTCTGGGGACAACTGGTACGTCATCGCAGGCAGAGCAAACACGATGCGCAGGGTCTGCTCCCACTGCTGCTTGTTGAGCAGGTAGTCGGGGATCTCGACGGGCTTGCGGGTCAGGTCGCCGTTGAGGATGCAGGGCACGAAGCGCTGCACCAGACCATCGGCGCTCAGGTTGTGGAGGTTCTCACGGAACACGCGGGGCTGGATGTTGCCGTAGATCGACACAGCCAGGTTCTCGGCAAAAATCGAGCCACTGCCCACACGGTCCATCTCGTAGCTGCTCGACTCGTAAGCCTTGACCCATGCCGAGCGGTCCTCGCCGCTGGCCTTGTCGGTCAGCTTGCGCACCCACGAGTTCATCTCGTCAAGGGCGCACAGCAGACCCCGAGGGCGATCGGCTGCCAGGCGCACCAGCTTCTGGCTGGTCACGTCATCCACCGTGATGCGCAGGGGCACCGGCTGCGGTGGCAACTCATGCACCTGGGGCGCTTGATCACCGCCGAGCATGGCGTCAGGACTGGCCGAGAACTCGAGGAAAGCCTTTTTGCTGGATGCGAACATGGCCTCTTGACCTTCCCAGTCCAGCAGATCCTTTTTGAACCGTGGCCGGTCTTCCATCTCGAGGTTCTTGAGCGGGGCCAGCATGGGCGCAGAGCCTGGAGTTTTCTTGTCCGCTGGGGCACCGATGGTCATGAGCCACAGCACTGGTGGCACCTTGAAGTCTTTGATCAGCTCCAGACGGGTGCGTGCATCCACGACACCGCAGACAGCGGCCAGCCCGGCGAACAAGGGCACCAGAGGGTCACAGCCCACGGTCTGACCGATCTCCTCGGCACGGCGGGCAATGACAGCGGGCCACAAAGACACATCCATCATCGGTGGCCGTGGCCGCAGGTCAACGATGACCGACTTTGGGTCGGCGGGTGCCTCGACAGCCGAGAACAAGGTGGAGATGTCGGGCATGGGCTTGATCCATCCGTGCTGCTTGGCGATGTGGAACAGACTGCCCAGCTTGACCGCTGTGGCCTTGTCGTTCCTGAAGCTGACCCACTGGTTGACGATCTCTTTTTCGCCGGGGTATTTGTCAACCGACTGCTGGCTCCAGTCATGCCAGAGGGTCAGGCCCTGGTCAAGCTGATCCGTCTGGTCCCCTGCCCACTTGAGCGCCATGCCCACGGTGACCCACTCCTCACGGGAGCAGTTGGCCGGGATCGACTCGAGGGCTGATCGGATGTCGGACCACGATGCGTCGATGGCCTCACCGGTGCCGATGGTGCGCTCCTTGTCCTGCGCCAGCATGCCCTGCCACAGATCGAGCAGGGGTTGGGGGATCATGGGCAGACGGGTCCAGTGGCCCTTGCCTGCCCACCGGTAGGGCTGCATCGTGGCGGGATGGATACTGGGGGGCATAACGTCCTGCACCGTCAGGCCGTTGGCCGTGGCGCAGCGCAGCTCATAGGCTGTGACGCTGTTGATCAGGATCTTCTTGGACGGCAGGGCCAAACCGAAGGGCATCTGGTACAGCAGCTTGCCGTGACCAGCCCTGCCCGAGTCCACGATGACAGCATCGTTGGCATCATACAACTCTTGCAGGTTGATGCCGTGTGCCCTGAGCGCCACGGTGGTGTTGTCCCACTCGTCAATGTCCAGCGCCATCGTGCCGCTGTAGGCATGGGCCAAGCCGATACCGTAGCCTGCGGGCAGTTCACCCTGGGACTTGAGGGCGTTGGCCTTGACGTTCCAGCCAGGTGTGCGTGGCCCCTTGGTGCCTGCTGGGATGGGCACAAGTGACCAGCCGTGACGGATGTACGCATCAATGGATGCAGGGTGTGCTTGAACGGTTGGTATTGCTGTCATACAATGGACTCGCTGGTGATCGCAATTGCCAGTTTCTTCATGGTGTTTCTCCTTTAAAGCCTCGGTTCACAAGACCGGGGCTTTTCTTTATTGGTCACGGGCTTTCAGCATGGCGTCAGCCATTGCGTAAGACCACTCGGCCATGCCGGGGCGGTTTGTATCGTCACCACGGGCGATCACGGCCTGCATCGCCTTGGCTGCAAAGTAGTCGCGCAGGGTCATGCCTGCACCAAAGGCTTGAATTCCGTCCTGCTCGTCAACATCAACGGTGTTGACCCTAGCCGTAGGAAACGCTGGTCCGCCTGTGTTTGTGTTGCTCATTTCATGTCCTTCAAAATATTTTTCAAAATCTGTGGCACAATCGTATCACAGGTGTGCTACACTTTGTGCAACCGATCAGGAAATAAATCCATGGCAACCAAATCCAAATCAAAGTTTCTGACTGTACGGGTATCGCCCGACAGTCACAAGAAATTTCATTGCAAGGTCAAGAACTTCGGGCAACCGTCTGAGATCCTGCGTGAAATCATCGAGGCGTTCATTGACGACCGCCTGACCCTTCAACCTC